CGTAGAGGTTGGTTATGTCAAGGGTGGAGGTGCCGGAGATTAGCGTGGAGCCATCGACCTGGAGCCGGGTGGTAGGCGACGTAGTGCCGATGCCGACATTTCCACTGGAGTCGATGCGAACACGTTCGGTGTTATTTGTTCCAAAAGCAAACGGTCCATTTAATACGTTTTGAATGACCAGCTCATTGCTTGATCCGTAACCCTGATAAATCTGAGCGCCCAGTGTTGTGCGATCGTAAAAAGTTATCTGAGAAAAATTACTAGCAGTTAAAGTTTGCAGCGAGAGTTGTCCGCGAAACGCCGTGTTATCTCCCGCAAGATTAAGAAGATTACTAGGCGCACTCGTGCCAATCCCCACCCTGTGGTTTACCGCATCGACCTTGAGCGTCGGGGTCCCGGCCTGGTCGTCGAAGGTGATCCCACCTAGCGAGTCCAGGTCCACTAAGTACGAGTCGATACGGGTCAGGGCCATGCGCTTACTATATTCCTAATACACCCTTAAACCCACTCAGCCTCGGTCAGGCTCGATATTAACTAGGTGGAGTGCTGAGGGTCTGAAGCTGTGCTTTCAGGCCATCGATCTCCGCTGCTAGTTCTTTAACCGCGTTGACCAAAACTGGAATCAGGGCAACGTACTCCATACCGAGTTTGGTCTCGGCATCCTCGGGCTCGTCAGGGATCACCTCTTTTGTGTCAAATACAGCCTCGGGGACTAAGGGACGAACTTCGTGCGCTAGGAAGCCCAGTTTTTCTTCGTCGGGCTGCGTTTTTAACGCGTACCGGACCGGGTTGAGACTCTTAATCTCGTTCAGTCCGTACTCCACGGGACCGGATACATTTTTGAGTCTTGCGTCGGACGTCTGAGTTCCAACCACCGTTCCGCTGGTCGTGCCAATATGCGCAGAAGAACTCGAGATTCGGAAGTTTCCGCTCGTGTCGGTCCAGTAGAGGTACCCCACATTGGCCGTGTTCTCCAGGTTCATATACGCTGAGGGAGAAGTGATTCCACTATGCTTGTATACGCCGAGTTCGGCTTGACACGATCCGCCCGCTGCCCAGATGTAGGAGAGTTGGCCATCGGCTAGAGAGCCGGACTCAACGTAAAGCTCAACGTTTCCACTGGTGGCGGATACTTTCACGTTTCCCGCCACGTGAAGCTTTGCCGTAGGAGAGGTTGTTCCGATGCCAACATTGCCGGAGCTTACCAGCCTCATCACCTCCCATCCAGCTACTTGGAAATAAGTATATTGAGTGTTAAAGGTTCCATTACCGTTGTAATGATATAGAATATAATTGGATCCTTGACCGTACCCAACAAATCCTATATTGCCATAGGAATTAAATAAAGTGAAATTTCTTAAGTTATCGGTAGTATTTAAAAAAATTCGCGATTCAGTATTTGCAGTTATATCAAGAGAAGTGTAGTTTCCATCAAAAATTTTAATTTTTGGTCCTTCAGTTGTAGTGGTGCCAATTCCGACACTTCCACTTACATAGGCACCACCAGTAACCTGAAGTCTTTGCGATGCGGTTCCTGTGCTTGTTTGCGCACCAATTAATACATTACCACTAAATGGAGCAAGTTTGACAGTTCCATTGGCATCCACATCGATACTAGGAATACCAGAAATATCGTTAACAGAAAAAATACTTCCAGATGTTAAATTATTTGTTATACTAAAAAGTTGCCCAGCGGATCCTTCGAAGCTTACGGTGCCGTTGGATAGCGGGTACGCTCTCAGTGTGATTGTCTGCGGCCCGAGGGAGGAGCTGGCGCCCTTAAACTCGATCTTAGGATCGTCAGTTGCGGATCCTCTATTCGCGGTTATGAGGATGTCCTTGTCGGAATTCGCCATTCTTGTAGTACGGGCCTATATAGCTATAAACCGAATCTCCCCCTGAGGGAGTTGAAGTTTTGTTGAATTTCTGTTGCTGTGAGTACTCTGTTGTACATTTGTGTTTGAGATATTCTTCCCTGAAAATACCTACTGTTAAAAAATCCTCTTCCGATGTTCAAATTATTAAACGTACCGGCGAATCCGCTAGGACTTCCAAATGCACTTCTAGATAATCCAGTTTCATTTCCGTTGTAATAAGTAGTCGAAGTACTTGTTCCTCCATTGTATGTAATTGCAGCACAATGCCAAGTATTTGCCATTAATCCGCTACTTACAACATTATGAAAATAAAATTGACTGTTATCTCCAGTTATATTTGAGTACGCCCAAGCAAGATTGCCCGAACTATTCATCTCTAATCTTGGTCCTACGTTTCCAGACGAATAATAACCAGAGTTGCAGTCTAGTACATTGTTATAATTTGCAACCGCTGTTGGATAGAACCAGGTGATTATTGTAAATGAGGAAAATGATCCAGATACTGCCCCACAATTTACATAATCATCAATTCCATCAAAAAATATAGATCCTCCGCTAAAACTGTTGTAAACAGGAGAGTTTACCAATCTCCCGACGACACTATCATTGTTGTAATTTGTCAGTCTGCTCGCAGTAGCTCCGGATAGTAGCGACGCTATGGAAGGCTCTGTTCCGTCAATCGCGTCGATCCTTGGGTCAAAGAGTTGCAATCTTGTTGTATTATCACCACAGTAATAATGATAACACCTATGAATTGCCAGAGATACATCACTTCCCGCCCATTTAACGTCCGCTCCAATATTGCAACCGTTGATCGACATTACCTTTGTAATACCGCCAGAGGTCGTGTATATTCCAGTTTCGGGATGCTGTCCGGTGTACGTAGTATTGTAGGGGTAGCAGTGTCCTACTACTAGGTACCAGGTGTCTTGGTTGAATCTGCTGGTCCCGCTGCACTCCCAGTATGGGTTTCCCTCATAAGCGCTATTATCAGTTCTTCTAATACCACTCGAATTTCCATACAATCCCAGATAAAATGTTCCTCCAGTCGTCGTAGAGGTCCTTTTTACCCAAACAGAAAATCTATAGAGCTTAGTGTTATCGATATTAAACCAATCGCTATTCCAACCACCGTCATCCGCAGTGTTTCCTTGGGGTCTTGTCTCCCAAATCGTCGAAGATTTTCCAAATGGGTCCGTAGCAGTTACTCTTTCGTTTTCGGCAGTAGCGCCATTTTGATTATATCCGGTTGCTCCGCCAGAACCTAAACCCCAAGAGGTCGAGTTAATCACGGAATTTGCGAAACACTTTCTATTTGCCGCGTCAAAAGCCACTATTAGTCCACTTTCGCTTGTATCAGGGCCGGAATAAACTCCCACTTCACTCCCCTCCCTTTGGCATAGGTGTGGTCCACTCGGGCCCGCTCAGGATACTCAGCATCTCCTCGTAAGTGTAAGGGCCCTCTCTTGTCTCTAGATTGTCTATAAAACTTGGAGGAGTCGACTCCTGCGGTGTGATGACCTCTTGTAGGCCCGTCTCGGCGTTCACAATCGTGTACGGAGCAGGGTCGAATTGCGCCTGGTCCCACTTGACAAAGGTCCTAGTTCCGTTAGTGGATCTTCTCAGGGTCTCTGGTGAGGACTCCAGAACGGTGCTGAAGTCGACTTTATCGATTTCTTCCACGGAGAAGATTATGAAGTTTCTTGATTCGTACATGGTTTTAGAGTATTTAGATGAACCTTTCCACTTCTACAATGTTGAAGTGAGGGTTAGATTTTATCTGGTTTTCCCACTCGTCGAAGTACGCTTTAATTATCATCTCTGGGAAGAGTTTCAACCCTCTTTGCTCGAAGATAATGTTCCCGTTCAAGTCGGTGATAACTTTATCCCAAGTATCGCCATCTCTTGAGATGGTGAGTTTCATGTCTTTAAGTCTCATCTAAGCGCTCCTATTTAATGTAAACGGCGCCGTATTGGTAGTAGTCCGCGCCAGAACTGTACCAGTATGGATAATCTGGATATCCGCCCCCAGCAAAATAGTTTCCGTCCCAACAAGCACCGTACCACCAGGGATTATTGCCATACATCGAAGAGCAGTTAGTTCCATAAGCATCCTGATCGTTATCAAATGTAGTCAAATTAAACCCGTTTGCCGCGTGGTAACCATAGAATCCAGGAGCACCGGTCCCCGTCTCGTCGCTCACTGCCTCAGCGCCGGACATTGCGTAAGCGGAGGTAAAGGAATTAAACCTCCACCTATATCTTTTTGTATGAGAACCACTTAACGCGGTCCCGTTTGTTCCCGATACGAACTGAACTACAGTGATCTTTCCAGCGGTCGCTCTGTTTGCCAGAGCTGACCAGAACTTAGTCCCGACCCAGATATTGTAGTCCGCGAGACTCCTCGAACCGCTTCTCGGGTCCGCCACGGCATTCGCCGCGGCATTCGCCCCGGTTCTATAATTCACACTATGAACCGCGTTCGAGTAGGTTAGGTTGTTCATGCCTCCAGTGGCACCACGATTTGCTAGTACGCAGACCCATCCTCCGCCACTGTAGTCCTGGTTAACGTAGACAAACTGACGATTGCCGTCGCCAAGGATGTCCAGGCTATAGAACCCGGACGGTCCTTTTATCTGCGATATGGATGTGTAATTAGCGTTGTAGTATACACTCATGTTCTTTCATCTCCTTGTTGTTTTTCCATTTAAACCCCGAACCTCCCTCTAAAAGCATTAAAGTTTTGGTTGACTTCTGCTGCCGTAAGTGCTTTCGCGTACATGGCAACAGATGAAACTCTGCCATTTACATAAAAAGAATTAAGGCCGATATCTCCTCCTATTGAGAGCGGATTTGTGTTATAATAATTTCCACCACTTGGAGTTACTGTTGATACTTCATCGTATTTATTTTTAATAATAGTTTGAGTATTTGTATTTCTGTCTAAAATGGCAGTATACATTGCCCAGGTATTATAAGTATAAGTTAAGTACCCAGTGTCTGTTCTAGAATTTGCGTCATTTCCCACCATAAATCTGACACCTAATGGATTATTTACACCTAAGTAATATCCGTTAGAACCGTTTGAGCGTTTTGCGACCCATAAATCCCAGCCATCTCCGGCATTACTTGGATCAGAATTTACCCATACGATGATAGTAAATGAACCTGTGCCTGGATTTACTGAAACAGAATTTGGAATAGAAATATAATCATTAGTTCCATCAAAAACTAAAGAACCCCCATTGGAACTATTATAAATTGGCCCATTTACAAGTTCTCCGTTATTTCCGCTTCCAGTTAAATCTGCCCAACCACCACCTGTTGCCACCGTAGTCCCTCTAACTTGTCCAGAAGTGAGCATGTGCTCCGGCGGAATGATGTAGGTCCCCTGGTACAACGCAGCGCGGTATACATACACGCGGTTTGGTGTCGCGTATTCGTAGTGAAAAAGGTGCGTGCTTAGAGTCACTGTTGACGGACCCGTGGTAAATTGCCCCCAGGCGAACCACCAATCTCCTCCTAGAGATGTCCTGTTGCTTGTGCTATGTACCCCCGCCTCCCCGGCGTAAGCCCCAGTGTTTGTATACTCGTACCGGTACATGTAGTTTGGGTGGCTATATCCCGTGGTGGTTTTATAGATTATCGAGTAAGTGTAGGTAGTGCTGGGGGAAACTGCCAGTCCGCTACCGTAGTTGTATAGACTCGGACAGCATTGCCCAGAGCCTCCACTGTAGTCGTTGTAAAAATCAACGTACTTGGAAGTCACGGTTCCTAGCGCCGGTATGTAGACAACCTCCTCTCCATTGGAGACTTTGTACACAGAAGAACTCTGGTTGCTTTGGGCATAGGATACGGTGGTTAGGATGTTGGTTGCGTTAACACCCTTGAAACTCTTGTAATTTGCAGCATCTAAGCAGAGGGCCAGGCCGCTGGTAACAATAGATGGTGAGTGTCCTAGTGACATGAGATCATCCCTCCAGTTCTACCTCTAGTCTATCTACATCGGCTCGTTCGGCAAATACCGTATAAAAGTACTCCACCTCGGAGCACTCTGATCCAACATATACCCTATTCCCCTCGATGCTTTCAACCCAGAGCGTCTGAGTTTTGCCTATCGGGGTCAGATTCACCGTGATGGAGTCAGGGTCCACGAGCTTCGTCCAGTACTCAGGTAGTTCGATGGTTGTCGAGTTGTTCCGGCCACGAACATAGACGCCATTCTCAGGGCCTTCGAGGCTTCCGTAGCGAAGGCGATAGCCCTCCTTGGTCGGGTGGGGGATAACAAAGCTCTTCGTAGTAGCGGCAAATGACCCACTGACCTCAAGTTTGTACGCTGGGTTAGTGATTCCTATTCCAACATTTCCAGAATTATTCCAGGTCATTACGTCACCACCACCAGTCAAGTACATTCTTAACTGGTTTGATATTGAGGCGGGACGATACAGAACTGCCATCTCGGACCCAGCCTGACTAAACTGAATACCACTTTGATTGGACAGGATATTATCCAATGTCAATCTTCCGCCATATACATGCAATTTATCAGTTGGATTTGTTGTTCCTATGCCAACATTACCAGTAACAGTTAAATTTCCTGCACCAGTTAGGGTTGCAATATTAGTAGTTCCTGCATACCACTTGAATTGTCTAGAAGTATTTGGTACAGAGCTCCATAAAGTATCGAATTCATAACCAATAGCATAATCTACCGCAACCGAAGATATGTTTGGATATATTGTGATTTTGGTTCCAGCACTTCTTGTTCCGAATGTAGGAGGCCCGTCACCATTTTGGTTAAAGTCTATTCTATTTCCGTTTGAACCGTTTAGATAAATTTGCCCACCGCCAGTTGCTGTGGAGTTTGATTGTGTAGATTGAATTTGCCCAGGGAAAGAGATTGTTCCTCCACTGTAACTCAGAGAACCTTGGTATGAGAATAAGAAATAATCAGTCGGACTAGAATCACTTCCTCCTCCAGGTGCAATATAAGCACCTCCAGTATAACTACCACCATTTGCTCTATAAGAACCAATGCTTAAAATTTGTCTATATCCACCAGTTACTAGGGTTCTCTGAAGTAAAAACGGAGTAAATCCACCAGAACCAGCATTTACTTCAGTGCAGTAAATTGGATAACTGTTTCCAATACCGATGCCTGTAATTGCTGAATATGTAGATGGGTTCGCTGTTTGTAACTGACCTGTTACATGAAGTTTAGAAAGCGGATTTGTTACTCCGATTCCAACATTTCCAGCAACATATAACCCACCAACTCCTAATTTTGCATTTGGATCAGTAACTACCGAATTGCCCGTAAGACTAAATCTAAAGTGTCCTTTACCGCCTTCATTTGGATAATATGATAAATCTCCCCATGAAACATCGGCTCCATTAAATCTGATTGATGTGCTATATTGATCCCCTGTTAAAGAACTTACCGAAGCGACATTACCAAAAAATGCTGAAACTGTCTGTAATGGAGTATCTGCCCAAATAGCAGTGTTTGAAATAATAGAAGAAGCCGAAGAACTATTAGTAAATCTTGCGCCTCCATTAACATTCAATTTTGTAGTTGGAGCATTAGTTCCAATTCCAACATTACCATTTGAAGCTACTACTAATGACGGAGAGGAATAAGATGGTCCTATCCAAAAATACGTGGTTGTATCATTGTTTCCGTATATACCAAATCCGCCTAGATCGGTACTACTGGAACCTCTAAAATAATAACCTTCGACCCATCCACCCAATTCGCCTTTGATATAGACGCTGGTATCAATTGTAGTGCTTCTGCCCGTATTTGATCCTACAAAATAAGCAGGACCTCTGACATCTAGTTTTGCGGTGGGGCTAGTAGTGCCGATCCCGACGCGGCCGAAGCTGTCAACCGTAACAGCCGTGCTTGTGCCAACTACAAGCTGGTGAGACGAGCCCTGAAGGACTAAGTTTGCAAAAGCTGATTCGTTACCATTTGTAGCGGCCAACTTAACGCCGGCACCCGTTTCGAACGGGAGGATCCTAAAGATGCCATTAGTGCTCTTAAATCGAGCGGCAATAGTGTTATCGGATGTTGCACAAGTAAATAACGTATCTGGCGCAGAAGTCCCCACCCCCAAGCGGCCACTGGAGTCGATGACAAGGCTATTAACAGGTGCGCTGCCGTTGAAGCTGACGGCTTGAGTGACGCCTGCGGTGCCAGCGCCTTTGAACTGGAAGCCGCCACTTGCGTCGATCCTGGCAACTTCAGTTCCGCCTTGATAAATCTGAATTGGTGCGCCACCGTCCATGCGCAGACCACCAGACATCAGCGCCATTGATTGCGTAGCCCCACTATTGGTTGCACGGATAACAGGATCCGTGACAGTTGACCCACCGATCACTTGAAGTGGGACATTAGGCCCAGTGGTACCAATGCCGACGCGGCCAAGGTAATCAATGCGTACTTTTTCAACACAAGCAGAGGTATCATCTCCAGTACTAAATGCAATTTCACCTCTGTTTACAAAAGCTCCGGTAATAAATGAAATTCTTGTTGTTTCAAACTGATTGGCAGAACCAGCAAAAGAACTAACGCTTCTAATTAAAGAGTTTGCTGTGGTAAAAGCTGCACCATTTGTAAGCCTAAAATTACCGGATGCTAAATGCAGTGCATCAGCAGGCACAGAAGCCCCCACCCCCAAGCGCCCACTCGCATCCACAAACAACCGCCCCGTGCCGGCGGTGCTGAGAGCTAGCTGATCTGCGCCGGGGGAGTAGATGCCGGTGTTGGGGTCACCGGTAAAAGTTAGCGCCGGAGCTGCAGCGCTACCTAAAGGGTAACTAAATCGCTCACTGCTGGTCCAAGCGTCCGTGGCATCGATCCAGTTAATAGTTTTATCCGTAGCGCCTTTCAGCGTGATGCCACCTCCATCTGCTAGGGCATCGGTCGGCGAGGCTGAATCACCAAGGACGATATTCTTATCGTCAACTGTCAGCGTTGTGGAGTTAATAGTGGTGGTAGCGCCCTGGACGGTCAGGTTGCCCTTAATAACCACGTCGCCCGTATCATCACCCACTGTCGCTGGGTCGATGATGAAGGTGCTGGGGCCACGAAGTTGGCCGGTGAGAGTTAGGTTATTGGCGCCCAAGTCACCCTGCTGGGAGGAGCCTATGCCCGCACCGTACTCGCTATAGAGCAGGATCCAGCACTCGGTGCCTGTCTGCGGTGCCTCGGAAAACACAATTGTGTCCGATGATGCATAATAGGCCTGCCCGGGTTCCTGTAGCACACCTCCAAGGCTAACGATCAGTGACTCGGAGAGTGTCGGGTAGGTGGGTACTCCACCATAACGCAGGTCAAAGGTGGTTAGGACGCCGTTAAACTGAGACTCGATTGAGTCCAGCATTTTCTGTGTTCCAACAGCAGGATTACGTCCTAAATAGGCCATGCGTTTATTATATTCCTACTACACCTTTAAACCCTTCCGGTCTTGATCAGGGGGCTACGGGCCACTCCACCTGCCACGGGAACCCACTCTGACCGGGAACGTCGCGAAGCTGCTGCCGGTACGTGGCCCATACGCTGGCGTCTACAGGCGCGTCAGCGAGTTGTGTCCAGTCGGAGGTGGCGAGAAGCTCGTTTCTCTGCTTACGTACCTCGTCGGATTTTCTCTGAGTCCTGAACTGTAGTTCCGCCTCAGTGGCATCCTCGATCGCCCAGACCCGCGTCCAAACCCCCTCAATCTGAGCCGGAGGCTTTTCCCTAAGTATCTTTGTGTGGTCCTGAGGAACTTCCGGAAAGGGCGCGTCCTCCACCTCAACGTAGCCTTCGGGCGGAGTGAACTCCTGACCGCTGGCGTCGTCGAATCCAGCAAGGACTTTGAGATCTCCTTGATAGATCGGAAACTCAACGACCTCGTTGTTCTCTATTCTGGCATAGTAGCAAAGCATAATTTTGATTGATAGGGTTTCTATTATAACGTAGTCACCGTTGGGCTGATAGTCCTAGCGGCGTCAGCGTACGAAGAAGCAGCGCTGGTCAATGTTCCAGCCGCGTCAGTTAGTGTGGCTGTAGCATTTGTAGCACTTGGAGTAGAGTAAGTTTTATTTGCTACAGCATAAGTATAGATTCCGTAGGTGCCGGTTACGGACCCATCTCCTCTTAGTTTAATAAACAGACCTTGTGAACTATAATTACTATCATATGACAATGCAACGCAGTACATATTAGAGGAGGAATCTACTGACATATCCGCTGCGAGCCAACTTGCCGTAATATAATAGGGTTGATTGTCTCTAAGGTATCTCTGCCACTGGAGGGTTCCACTTGTATCAATTTTAGCAAAAACAAGAACGTAGTATAGTGTAGATCCCTCAGTCACCTCGCTTAGTGCAGCAGTGTAGGAATTGCCACTCGAGTCCACAGCTATAGCCCCAAAATTACAACCGCTTAAACTTCTCTGCCACTGCAGATTTCCGTTAGTGTCATATTTAACTATGGTGTCAACGTTACTACTAGCGTATAGATTCCCCGAAGCATCGGCTGCTACCGAGAAAAAGTACCAACCATTACCGGAGCCAAAATTCCTCTGCCACTGGAGAGTTCCGCTTGAGTTATACTTTGCAATAAACGCGGTTCCAGGGCTTAGACCGTAACCGGCTCCGCAGATGTAGACATTTTCAGAAGAGTCTATTGTGGCATCCCAGAGGGACTCCGAGCTAGCTGATGATAAGGTTCTCTGCCACTGAAGATTACCATTTGTGTCGTACTTGGCGGTCAGTATGTTACTGTTGGCTCCTGCAGCTTCAGTTGTCCCTGAGAAATAAACGTTACCAGCAGAGCTTACCGCTAGTTTAAAAGCTAGGTCGTTATACGGACCGCTAAGAGTCCTCTGCCACTGGAGGGTTCCACTAGAGTTATACTTTACCAGTAAAACATCACTGCCTCCTTGACCCGCAACGTAAACGTTACCAGAGCCGTCGTAGCCTACTCCATTGCCCCAAGTAACAGTGTAAGCGCCCAGGGACCTCTGCCACTGAACAGTTCCGTTGGCATCGGCCTTTACTATATACGCCCCCGCACTTTCACTACCCGCCGAACCCGCTAAATAGACGTTTGTTGACGAGTCCCTAGCAACAGCTGCGAGCTCAGTACCGTTGCCGTAGTTTCCGTACGTACGTATGAAGTACGTGTGGGTGAAGGAGGATTTACCGTAGAAGTTGCTCAGCGATATAGTGCCGGAACTGATGCCAGCGAGGCTTCTCAGAGCGGTCTCATTGAGCGAGGAGTTGGCACCTGCGGCTCTACCCAACTCGAGGTTGATCGAGCGGTTCGTCGTCGAGCCACCAATACTGATCTCACCGGACGATACTAGGGGCATTATTCCGCACTAGGAGTAAAGACAGGAGTTATGGTGGCGTCAGTAGGTTGCCACGGGAACTTTCCGTCGGATACCTGGTGGATGATGATTTTCTTATTCTCGATCTGCTCAGCAACACGAGCGTTTACCTGACGTTCGTAGTCACCTACAACAACCTCCTCGATCCAACCAAGAACCCGCTCTTCGGTCAGATCTTCGAACGCGGTGAAGTTCTCCGGATCGACAGTTTTAGGATCGAAGTTGGTGGTACCTAGGAATTCCCCGGTATCGCCGCTTGCGTCCGTGCCGATCTTCTTCCAGTCGATCTGGAAGACAACGCCCTGGAGGTCCGAAGTGTCGACTCTTTTAATACTGATGATCTTCCAGGAATACGAGATGGACATGTGCAACCGGCGCATAGAGTATATAGTAATTTAAACCATTTTAAGGCTATCTCCCAGCCCGGATCTGTTTAATCTCCTCCCTGAGCTCATCGATCTGCTTCTGTTGCTCCTTAATCGCCTCCAGGAGAACAGGAACGAGCTTATCGTACGCCACCGTCTTGTACGGATCCCCATCCGGAGATTCGTGAGCCGACTGGTGGATTACCTCGGGGAATACTTTTTCGACTTCTTGCGCGATGATTCCGAAGTCCTTCTTACCCGGATGGCCGACAACTTCGGGCAGGTCCTTCCACCTGAAGGACACCCCGTTTATCTGCATCAGCTTCTCTAGGGAGTTTTGCAGAGGCTCGATCTCCTCCTTGAGTCTGATGTCGGAGTACGCGGTGACGTTACCAGCAGCGGTCATGTCGCCGTTTGTCATGTTAACGTACCAGCGCCAGGTCGAAGCGGACCATCCGCCGGCACCGAAGTAACCGTCGTGGCGGAGATGCAGGTGGACTCCATAGCTGCCTGCGCAATGGAAGGATATCGCTGCTACGTTGCCATCTCCAGTACCACCAGAGTTCAGCATCTCAAGACCTGCTTGGTTTCCATTGCTTGTAGATCCAGCATACGGACCGACTCTTACCCTGTACAATTGTGACGAGCCGTTAGGATCTAAGTAATAATTGGTCGGATCGTTGGAATCGCGGAAAACGTTCGCGTACAGGTCACCTGAGAAGCTATTGTTATAGAGAGCTACTCTCGACCACCCAGTGCCTCCGTTTCCGTTGGTCGATCTGTAGTACAAATCGTTGGCGTAGAAGCTAGCGGCAAACTGCATGGAGTAGTAGTTTGCGTCGTTGGCGTGAGTGCACGCGAGTAGGTGCGCCCAGCTTCCATTGTAAGGCCAGCCATTTGCCGTAGTTGGACTGCTCTGCTGGTAAAAGCCGGAGTCTATTCTTGAAGTTATATTCGCAACATCGACCGAGTCGCCGGAGAAGACTGGATAGGGAGTAGAAGCTGCACCTCCAGCATAATCAGCGTAGGCGACCTCTACGGCCGCGGGGGTGGCGGGAGCTACCTGGAATCTCCACCTACTATTCCCGCCGATATAAGTCAGGTACCCGTAGTACGGGTTAGAGGAACCGTAACTATAAACGCTATCAGTGGAGTACAATCTAGAGGAACTATCGGCGAATCCCGCGCTAATCTTTCTCCAGGATGTAAAGTTATTTCCCTCATTATACCTCACAGATAGGTAAGGTACCGCCACGTTCCTATCAACAGCGAACATGGCGCCGTAGGAAGTGGCGCCGGTTGGCCCGTAATCCGACCCTAGACCGATGTACCAAGAGTAGAACTGAGTACCTCCTGTCCCCGGACCATTAGTCGCTCCCTGCACGTACCGGTAGCCAAACCCGTAGCTGGGGGACGTGGCGTCAAAACTCGATCTAGCGGTGTGAGTCGCGCCCATATTGTTGAATAGGGCCCCATCGTTACCGGCATGCCAGACGGTGTTTCCGTTGACTAGAACAACAGCAACGCCGGAATTCTCGCTTGTCGGAGAGACAAAATTAAACTGACCGCTGGAGTTCAGCAGTAGGTGCCTTGTGGCGATGCCTTCATAGTGGAATGTTAGGGCCGGAGGGTTAGCGGTCTGAGCGCTACGGACCTCGGCTACGGAGTTGAGCGTGAGGCCGGCAGTATTGCCTCCGTAGGTCGTGCCGTTAGTCCGCGTTCCTAAAGTGGTCAGAACAGAGGTGGTATTCGCTATTATCGTCCGTCCTCCACTGGTTCCATCCACCGTATTGACGTAAAGATCCGCCCAAGCGCTAAAGGCGTGGTTATGACAGAACACACCACCCACCCCGGCGTACGTCCCCAGGAACGAGGTCCTATCCGCCGAGGAGTTGGTCGATCTGATCACTCCCCTCCAGGCGTTGGAAGTCCCGCTCTCCGAGGCGATAATGTTATCCTGTGCGCCATTGACAACGATTCCCCGCCCAGCGTTTATCTGGAGGAGGGAGGCAGCGGCGGTCGCGGTGCCGAAGTGGAAGCCGATAGTATCCCCGCCAGCTGAAGGGCTTACGCCCGCTGTGCCTTGGAAGTAGCTGAGGCCGTAGGCGTCGGCGTTGCCGAATCTCCAGATGGGGTTTCTAGCATTGATGGCAAAAGTGGTGTTTAGGAACCCTCCGGTACTAGAGGCTGCCACCGCCCCATCGACCTGGAGCCTTACTGTGGGGTTGGTGGTACCTATACCGACATTACCCCCACCGTCGTTGATAATAATATTCCCCCACCCAGTTCCGGTAATATAAGATCCTATGCGGAACGTATTAGATGTGGAAACTCCCATAAATCCGTAGATGTTGGCGATATCCGATCTACGGATGTATAGGGATTCAGCGGTACTGCCTCTGATATCCAGAGTTGTTACAGGATTTTCCGTGCCGATTCCTACATGTGTAGCCCCGCCCTTAATAAAGATGCCATCGTTGCTTGTGGCTTGGAGCCGTAGCGACCCTCCGTCGTTTCTCAGTGTGGAGGTGGATACTCCTCCATCGGCGCTTCTATTCTGCGAATTCACCCACCACCACGCTTGGGTACTTCCGGCTCTTATTGTGAACGCGGAGAAAGCATTGGTCCCAGTACTCGCGTTTTGGGTGTATGTGACAGAGCTGCTGTCAGTGTTGTCGTAGATATGAAGCTTAGTTCCGGGGGCTGTTGTTCCGACTCCGACGTTTCCGCCATCGTTATTTAGTACCAGAGGCCTGTAGGAAACGCTCTGTTCCACGGCCTGGATCCTCCAGTAGGAGTTTGTGGCGTGGGAGAATAACAACTCCATTCTGTCGGTGGAGTCGGTGGTAGAGAGCCTGAGACTCTCCCCCGTTGTAGCCTTTGTCCTTGAGGCAATATTAGCCACTCCTCCTCCAACATCGAACTTGTACGCTGGAGTTGTTCCAATGCCAACATTACCGGAGGCATCAATCATCATCGCTTGGTTATTACTCCCGGTGTTCCATCTGTAGGTGATATTGTTACTAGTATCTACAGATGTGATATATCCGTTACTAACGCCGTTAATAGAACTTAGTAGTGTATCTCCTCCAGCACCGGAGTTTAAAGTCGATCTAAAGGTCCCAGCAACATGTAAAGTTGACTCGGGATTTGTACGGCCAATGCCAACATTGCCGTTACTTACCACTCTAACGTACTCGGAACCTCCCTGACCTAGCGCGATACTACTTGGAGCCCCGTCAGCGTTGAATTCGATGTACCCCTGGTAGGTTACGTCGGTTACGTTTACGATCTTAGTTGACGCACCAGTCCAGTTCTGCGTGGAAGAGTTCCTGCGCGAGATTACTCGCAGGTAGGAAACGTTGCCACCATTATTATGTACAAAATCCGCCAGTGTAACCGTGTCGCCGATATTGGCTCCTAGATTGGGTGCGGAAATAAGTATACCGCTCGAGGTGGTTTCGAGTCGCTTCGTGTTATTATGATAGAGCTCAACCGCTCCACCCCGGATCAGCCTTACCGCGCTATGGAAGGAAGTACTTCCAGAATCCACTAGTCTCAGATTAGCTGTTTGACCGGTGTTGGTGTAGAAATCTACGAATTTATCGCTAACATTGTAGAAGTTAAGTTCACCCCCCAAACTCATATCAGAGGTGGCATTTATGGTCCCAGAGACGTGGAGAGTGTCAGATGGGTTTGTTATGCCAATGCCAACGTTACCCGTGTTTGTGATCCGCACCTTCTCCGTGGGATCGGAGTCTGTAGTTCTGGTGGAGAAAGTGAGATAATTTCCGGCTGAAGAATCCTGGTTGTAGGAGTACGCCGAGATAAAAGCTACGTTCTTTCGCGTTCCTACAGTATCCGTAAGCCTAAACCTGATTCTGGCCCCTTTAGTGGTGTTGACGCCAGTATTCGCGTTGGTGATTGTCAGATCGGTGTTAGAGGTGGTATCCTCTTGGGTCTCGAATCGCGAGGTAGGATTGGTTGTGCCTATGCCAACATTTCCCTGCGTAATTTTTACTGGACCCCCACCGCCTTTTATCTCCACACCATAGGTTTCTCCGCTTCCACCGTCAATTATAATTCCGGCATTATTTGTTAATTCAATACTGTTTCTTGTACTTTGACCTCCACCACCTCTGAGTAAAATTCGACCACCAGGCCGAAGAATATCTTGACCAGAATTAGATATTTCTAAAGAATTAGATGACGATGAAGTTCCTCCAACATATAGAGTGGAGGTAATTATACCAACACCTTGTACATGAAGCTTTTCCTCTGGGTTCGTAGTACCAATGCCTACATTTCCACCGATCTTTATATTAAGCCGATCAGCAACTCCGCTCTCACGTACTACAAAGGCGCTATCAGCGTTTAGATTGCTTGTTACGCTCCATTTGTTGACTCCATTTTCCGACCACCAGATCGCTGGATAGCCCGAACCCGCATCAACACTGATCCCACCATTAGAGGCAGCTCTTACGTGAAGCGAAGAGATAGGAGACGTGGTGCCAATGCCAACTCGACTAACATCCTCGTCAATAAACAGAGTCCCGCTATCGAAGTTGACATCGCCCCCGGTCTGGGTAAGCGCCCCTCCTGTGATAGTCAAGTTTGTTGAGGTGTTAACGCTCCCAGGGATAAAAATTGCGTCTACGTCGTTGCCAAGATACGCCATAATAAGTACTACTCCCTACCTTACGAAGTGATTTCTAGTGCGTTTACGATCACATCAAGTGACGAAGCGGTGTCCGATGTAACCACGATCTTATCCCCTGCCACCGCGGTGCTATTGTACTCCAGGATAAGTTTCTGACCAGCCATAACCTCCAGGGTGCTCCCGCTAGGAATGGGGATGGCCTTGGCGAGATAGACGTCATCCGAAGGCGCTGCCGTAGTGCCAGCGGCAGGCCGATCGATCTGCACGTCCACGTTGATGGGTGTTGCAGCTCTGTTAGCCAGGGAGATGCCGATCACGATAGCGGTTTTACCTGTCGCCGCACCCAACTCAACCTGGTAAGCCGTTGTTGGTGTAGTGCCTACTGACGCTTTAGAGTAGGCTTTGAATGTATTTGCCATGAGTTATATTTCCTTCTCTACCCTATCAGCCCAACGCGATCGCTAACGCGATGATGTCATCGATTGTCGCGGCGTTAGAAGCTTTAGTATTAACTTCATTGATCGCCGCTACAGCGTTTATCTTTGTCAGCGTGGTGAGATTAGTGAGCACTCCCACATCCAACACCTCACCTACGTCACTTACAATGTCGCGCTGAGTTGTACCCGTTCCAGCACTCAGTCCGTGCCGGACATTAAACTTACGATTTGTCGCCATAGTGGGTTCACAGTTCCCCCGAACTATATACTAGTGTGTCTTTTGACTTTAAACTAATATCGCGGTTCGGAGGGATCTGATCGAGACGTTATTGGGTATCCAGGGATGCTTACGGAACGTCAGTCTGCACTCACCTCCGGGCATGATCTGAGCATCAAACTCGCCGAATCTCTCAGCTGCTTCCCTCGTGCTCACCGTGCCGTACTGTGTGAGATGAGCTATGGTACCGTTGTGGACGATGAGTATCTCCGAGACCTCGTAGTCGTCGTTGGGAATGAGGCAGGATATCTGCACCAGGAACTTTGCGGAGCGGTAGGACAGAGCGTCAAAGCTGGCCACCACTACAGGATCGAAGATAGTGGATCCAACGGCTGCTGTGGAGACTTTATTCTGTACTTTGGAGTTTGCGTTACCATCGTAGAGAAACTCGTACCCTCCAAACTTTACGTTAGAGGCTAGAGCTAGCTCCAGAATGCCCCCGGCCGCAACTCTGATCTGGAATGAGTCGTAGTCGAGGCGGTGGGCAGTGGCGATATTGTCACTGTCCCCCACCCACACGTACCCTTCCGGCAGAGGAGGCTGACCCGTAAACGCTGACGGGTTGTTTACTACGACGGAGCCAAGAGTTGCGTTCTGTCGGACCAAAACTGCGATGGCCTGAATGCCCTCCCCAACAGCCGGAGGAGGCGTAAATGTCAAACCGCCATTAGCTCCGACGTAGAGCACTCTGCCCTCATCGGCTGGTGAAGCTCCGTTCGAGCCGGGGAGAGATGCCGTGTTGAGGTTATCTATACGCCCTAGAAACACAACATAACCCTTAGCGCCTGGTGCGATAGCCTCCTTGGCTACCGCGACAGCGGGCATGGTGGCAGGATCGTTGCTCTTCGACAGGCCGACTTTGGCCACTTTGCTCAGAGCATCGTACCCTACCACGTACACCGGCGACCCAGCTGGAATAGCCTCAGTAGTAGAGGAGTTCTTAGCCTCGATAGACAAACCGGGTCCCTCCGGCTCTATCAGAGTGTTGCCATTGCGGGCAAAGATGCGAAGGTTACCATTTACCGGGTTATGATACACATCCCAATGGCCATCTTCGATCTGCCCGTCCGCGGGAGCAAATCTCAGATCCTTGTACGCAAAATTCCCAGTGGCGAAGTAGTTTGCCTCAGCGTCAATCTCGATCTCCTCGTACGGGGCGAGGTAGACGTTTCCGGTAGAGGTGATTGCGGTAGAACCGTTGGAGCTGAGCTGGAAGGTGTCGTTGGTGGCGTTGAGGATGTAGTAGTCGCCTGTCGCCACGGGACTGGGTGTAGTCTCATCGGCCAGCTCCGGGTACACATACACCCTCTCGCCACTGAACATGCCATGGGCTACGTACGTGAAGACGTTACTCGTGACAGAGTCGGTCTGGAAGGGAGTCATGGTCTGGGAGACCAGGCTCACTCCACTCGAGCTTACATCCAACTGAGCGGCGTTGACGGTTACGCCATTGGCGAACTCGTTTCCCTCGTTTATTATGAGTCGGTTTCCTGAAATGGTCGACAGACCACGAAGGGCGGTTTTGTTATTGATCTTGAGGCGAGTGCGATCAGTGTGGATGTAATCCGATCCGTCAGTTGCGTCCTTGAACTGATCGAGGTAATCGTCCACTCTACCGTACACATCTCCAACCTCGATCCAAGCGCCCGCTCCGGAGTTTGCCGCTTGATTCCACACTTTGAGCAGGTACTTATCCACCCCGGCCGAAGTATCCACCCAGGCCTCGCCGTTAGACAGCGCCACTGGAAACCCGTAATTGCTAGCCGTGGAGTTAGGAGCCGCTGAACCGAAGTGGATGGGCCCAATCTTCCTAATCCGCCTATTCCCCTGGTCGTCGAGGTCGCGGATGAAGAGCCCCGGCTCGTTAGTGTTGAAGTTTACGGCTAACTCACCATCCTCCAAGTCATAGACCTGAGGACGCTTAGTGAAGACGGGCGAGCGTCTTAGGCGAACCTTGTCGCGTGGGGGAGTGGGAGTCTGAGTCATATCTTACTTTAACCCTAGAACCGCCCTGGCTTAGTAAACAAGGCAGTCGATGTCGTAAGCGTCATCCTCGCCCTGCTGGATGTTATCGATAACCTCGACAATATAATCCTCCATGTACTTCTTGTTCACAGCGTCTAGAAGGTGGATGGGGTCGGCCACGCCACTAATCCGGCGGATATTGGCGTCAAGAGCAGGTCTCCAGCTCTCGATGTTCTGCCCTACCACCAGGTGACCATAGAACTCCACTCGGCCCGACGTTCTCACTCGACCAACCGAATTGGACTGATTGTCTACCCAGTGCTGGATGGTGGTAATGTCAGAGTCGGTTGAGGCGATGAGGGTGAGAGGGACGGCCTCATTGGCCCCAGGGGAGATGGTGTTATCGGCTGTTGAGGCTGGTTGCTTAAGAACGAATCCGTCGCCTACCTCAACAGAGGCGATGAGCGTATCTACCTGACTCTTACTGTATGTCTGGGATCTATTATAGTAGTTCTGAGCAAGGTAGGAGAGGATGCTATCGTACGAAGCTGAGACTTTCGCATCCACCTCGGCCTCAGTAATAAACTGAACTAGAGAAACGCCGATCTCCGACTCCAGGTCGGCGAACTTGGCGTCCACTTCGGCTTTGGTGTATACCGAAGAGATATCCGCCTTAGTCTTGAGCAGGCGATGGATATCGGATTTGGTGTAAAAATCCTGTAGGTTTGCCTCGCCCGTGGCCGAGCGAGTCTTGGAGTAGACGTTAGGACTCGATGAGAAGGACTGGGTCTGTGAGGTATTAAGCGCTTCCTGGGAGGTAGGTAGAACGCGACTGATTCCGCTATCACCGCAGGATGAGCTACTTCCTCCACCTCCGAATACTTTTGCCATCTACTAATCCTCCTATTGTGGTTGGTTTAGGGCGTCTATTTCCGCCTGTGTTAGGACTCTAGGAGGTGCTACTACCTCCACTTTTTCGTTAAGTGACTGCGTTTGAGGCTTCAGTCTGTAGGGGACTGGGACTTCGACAAAGTGGCCTTTAGACCCAATCTCAACCACGTCGTAACCTAGCGCAGGCTCCTTCTTCCTCTGGTACTCGAGGCACTTATTACGCCCTGTAGGTGCGCAGTAGATCTTCTGCCACAAAGTGCTTCTAGGATCGAAGACGGACTGGGTTCTCAGAGTTTCCTCAGTAGCCGGGATGTTCTGCTTAGCAATATAGACGCAGATGACATCCTCGCATTCCCCGCTGACTAGGACGATGTCTCCAGCCCTGTAGAAGAAGTCCCTGCGGATCCTAGCGCTGTCCCACTCATCCGAGGACTTTAGATCGAGGCAGTTCTGCAGATCGTTTAGAGTCAGACCCTGCTGCACGCAGGATTCAAGGCTCTGGGTCTTAAGCGCTTCGTCCCAACTCCGGCTATATTTTCCCCACTCGGTATCAAAAAGCTTTAACTCGTAGAAATCGTAGCGCTCCAGCAGTTCCTCGATGGAGGGTACCCCAGCCGGTTCCGTCGTCTCCACGTGGCAGATTTTATTCCATTTGGAGTAGTCGAACGCTCCGGTAATCGCGAGGATGTCCTCGTCCGCTTCGTAAAGGCTTACTCTGTACCCGTCGTCTTCTATGAGCAGGACTCTTGATCCCTCGGTATACGCCACTAAAGCTCTGTACTGCGCGACGCTCCACTTATCGTCTGTCCCTGACAGCAGAAGGTTAGGTGTTAGACTACTAATCTGCCAGGGGAACTCGATGTCCCCCCATGACTTATATAGTCCTTTCTGCGGATTGTAAATACTGTAAGTGCTAAAGAGCCGCTCGATGCTCATGCCGCAAGTGTTAATACTTGCTCTGGAGCAGCTCTTATCCGCCACTTCGGCTATCCCACCAGCCTCCTCGATGGCGTCCTTCTGATCTTCCGAGGGTTGCTCAAAGCACCCCCTAAAGTAGAGGTTGGAGAGCGTCATACTTCAACCTCACCGTGTTAGGATCAGTTGTATGTGAAGGTATCCATCACGAACGTTAGTTCGAGAGTGGAAACGTTAGAGGAGGTACGGTCAGCGGCTCCGAAGTTCAGGCTTGTCATCTGAGCATCAGGGATAGTGATCGTGCGCTGGCCGACGGGCTGGGGATCCTCTCCGCAGGAGACAGGAGTGATGGTCAGGGTCACAAATTCGCAACCGTAAGCCTTCCAGAAGTCGACGATGTCGGCGTGCTTCTCAGGATCGAAAGGCACAGTCACTGTTACCTCGGAGAGTGTGCGAGGGCCGCGAAGGTTGAAGATACGTCCGCGAACGCCGTCGGCGTACTGGGATGTCCCGGCGGTATCACGGATTCCGCTGAAGTTGGTGAAGTAGTGCTGGAAAGGGGACGCTTGGATCCAGAACTGCGACTGAGTTACCGGCTTGTAAGAGAGCATGGCAGGATAGCTACACTAATATCTAACCAGTATTTAAACTAAGCCCACCTGGCCAAATTACATAAAGTACGGAGCAAACCACTTCCAGTAACCGGCCCTTCTGCAATC